GCTGTAGAAATAGGTACCACAGTGTTGGTGGTCTTTGTAAATGGTGATGCGTCTGAAGGTTATTTTATAGGCTGTGTGCCCGGCAGATTTATGAACCAGATGATTCCAGCCATAGGAGCATCAGCTTCCTTTGAAGCCACTCCAGACCAGAAAAAGAAATATGATACCATGTTGCCTTTGCCTGTGGCAGAAATTAATAGAAGAGCTAATACTCTTGAAAAAGGTACAAACACTGAAAAAATAAAAAAAGCCATACACCCTATCGCTGACAGATTTTTAAAACAGGGGCTGTTAGAGGATGATGTTAGAGGAATAACCACATCAAGTAGTAGACGCATGATACCTAATTCAGTATTTGGTATCTCAACTCCCGGGCCATTTGATAGAGGCGCTAATGCCAAGAAACAATTCATAGGCAGTCCGCAAAGCAAAAGTCCGGTGCAACTCCCAGCCAGTAGACTTGGAGGTACTACGCTAGTAATGGATGACGGTGATGATCGTTTTATTAGAAAAAAGCCTGCAGGTGAAGGCCCAGTTGAATATGCAGAAGTTGAAAAAAAAGAAAAAGGCAACGTAGATATTCCCTTTAATGAATATTTTAGAGTGCGTACTCGCACCGGCCATCAAATACTTTTGCACAATAGCGAAGACTTAATTTACATAGGAAATGCACGTGGTACTACTTGGATTGAATTGACCAGCAATGGCAAAATAGATATTTTTGCTGAAGACAGTATCTCTATCCACACTGAAAATGATTTAAATTTTAGAGCCGACAGAGACATAAATTTTGAAGCTGGTAGAAATGTTAATGTCAAAGCTGCCGGCGGAAAGATACAACTAGAAGCTGTTGCAGATGTTAACATAATTGCTGCTGCAAATGGAAAAATTACTGTGGGCGCAGGATTTGATTTAGTGTCAGGATCAGGTACTAAATTGTCGTCAGGCGGCGCAACTAATATTAAATCATCGGGAACAAATATCGACGGCGGCGACATTAATTTAAATTCTGGACTTGCAACAGCGGCTGCACCAGCTTCACCACTTAGTACACACGTCAATCCCAAGACCAGTTCTAGCGGTGAATGGGGCAACAAAAAGAGATATCAAACAGGAACTACAACAAGCATAATGAAAAGAATTCCTATGCACGAACCGTGGGCATTGCATGAGAATCAAGCACCAACACTGCTAACACCAAAAAATACTGATAGGGATACATAAAATGGCAAAAATATATAACAAGCAATCAGTGGCTGCGTTCACCGCCAGCACCGGTACCAACAGCACCGCAGCATTTACCTACAAGGGTTTCAGTTCTCAAGAAACCAAATCTAACTTCAAATTGTATGACATTGATCTAGTCAAGCAGGATATCATAAATCATTTTTATATTCGTAAAGGTGAGAAATTAATGAACCCCGATTTTGGTACAGTGATATGGGATCTGTTATTTGAACAATTCACTGAAGAAGTCAAAAAACTTATCACAGAAGATGTTGAACAGATCATTAACTATGATCCTCGTATTGCAATTAATGGAGTAATTATAGACAGCACAGATATGGGTATACGAATAGAAGCAGATATAACTTATATTCCATTTAATATCAATGAACGAATGACTTTTGATTTTGATCGAGAAAATAATATTATTAACTAAGCAGTTAATTTTATTAGTTAAATACATGATAGGATAGCAAAATGACCACAACGTCTAGACAAAACAACTTGATATTGAACGAAGACTGGACTAGAATCTACCAGACTTTTCAAAATGCAGATTTCAAAAGCTACGATTTTGAAAATCTTCGTAGAGTCATCATTGCCTATTTTAGAGAAAACTATCCAGAAGATTTTAACGATTACATTGAAAGCAGTGAATATCTTGCGTTAATCGATGCTATTGCTTTTCTAGGACAGAGTCTAGCTTTTAGAATAGATCTAGCCAGCCGAGAAAATTTTATAGAGTTAGCAGAACGTAAAGAAAGTGTGTTACGGCTGTCAAAAATGTTGAGTTATAATGCCAAGCGTAATCTGCCGTCAACGGGCCTACTAAAATTTGACACTATCAGCACCACTGAAAGTGTATTAGACAATAACGGAAAAAATCTAGCGCAACAGACCATTGTGTGGAATGATCCAACCAATCAAAACTGGGTAGAACAATTTGTCACAGTGTTAAACGCTGCGATGACAGATAACACAGCATTTGGTCGCAGCCAAGGATCTGCCACAATTGACGGAATACCTACAGAACAATACCGATTTAGAACATCGTCAAACGATGTGCCTATTTTTACTTACAGCAAAGTAGTAGCAGGCCGTCAAATGACATTTGAACTAGTTAGTACCAGTTTCAAAGGCAAAGAAGAAATTTACGAAGAATCCCCAGTTCCCGGCAACCAATTGGGATTTGTGTATAGAAATGATGGCAAAGGTGGAACCAGTGCCAATACTGGATTTTACCTAATGTTCAAACAAGGTAGTTTGCAGTTGGCAGATTTTTCAATCGATATTCCTGCAACGAATGAATTAATCGCTGTGGACAGCAATAATATTAACAACAACGATGTATGGTTATTTGCATTGAATTCGGCAGGTGTACAATTAAACGAATGGACCAAAGTATCTACTCTCATAGGCAATAACATATCATACAACAGTATTAATAGTAATATTAGAAATATCTATTCAGTGATCACAAAAGAAAACGATAGAATTGATCTAGCGTTTGCAGACGGAGTATATGGTAATTTGCCTCAAGGACCGTTTCGAACCTATTATAGAACCAGCAATGGTCTCAGCTATCAAATAGCACCAAACGAAATGCGCGGTATCAGTATTGCTGTGCCCTATGTCAGCAAATCGGGAGTCCGCCATACACTAACATTGACCATGAGTCTCAAGTCTACCGTGAGTTCATCTTCTCCAAGTGAGTCTGTAGCTTCAATTAGAACAAATGCCCCTGCTCAATATTACACACAAAATAGGATGATAACAGGAGAAGACTATAATCTTGCTCCGCTATCTACTTCACAGAATATTCTCAAAGTAAAAGCAATTAATAGAGTATCAAGTGGAATTAGTAGAAACTATGATTTGATTGATGCTAGCGGGAAATATTCTAGCATAAATGTATTTGCTGCCGACGGCCTAATTTATAAAAAAGATGTAGAAAAATCTTTGGCATTTAAATTTACAAATAGAATTGATATTATAAATTTTATACGAAACAATATCGAACCTATCTTCACTTCTGCAGACACTTACAATTTTTATCTCACAAAATTTGACAAGATCTTGTTTAGTGACACAAACTATCGTTGGAAACAGATAACCACAGACGTGAATAATTCTACCGGATATTTTTACAATTTCATTGATAGTACAATTTTAAAAGTTGGGTCATATACCACCAGCACATTGCAATACATCACTCCGGGCACACTAATCAAATTCACAGCACCAGCCGGCCAGTCTTTTAGACGTGGCAAATTAGTTACTACCGATGCTAACGATCCTGAACAGAAAGATCGACTATGGACCAAAGTTATAAAAATCACAGGTGATGGTACCAGTGCCGGATTAGGAATTCTAGGGTCTGGACTAGGAGCAGTGCAGTTCAGTGACACCATCCCATCAGAAGCTATTGCTACTAGGATAGTAGCTAAGTTTGTTAATAATCTTCCTAACGGAATAGAAAACGAGATGATCAATCTCATGCTGGCCAATCTTAATTTTGGCCTGCGTTTTTCAGTAATTGATGCAGCTTGGAAATTAGTAGCCACTGACAATCTTGATTTGTTAAATGATTTTAGTCTCGGTAAAAGTGGCGACACAACCAGTCAAAATTTGGATTCGTCATGGATTATTGCATTTGTCAAACAGGCAGATGAATATTTTGTTAGAATACGTGGTTTAGAATATGTGTTTGGCAGCATAGAAGAAAATAGATTTTACTATGATAGCTCACAAAAAACCTATAACGGTAAAACCGGTGATGTAGTCAAGGATCAAATCAAGATTTTAGGGATTAATCCGGACAGTAATCTTTTGAATCCTTTGAAGCAAGACATCAGTTTTGCCATCAGTGATGCCATCACCTTTGACGACGGATATCAAAGTACAGAAGAAATAAAAATTGAATTTTATGATTCTGATAGCGACGGAGTCATTGATAATCCTGAAGCATTTGAACAGGTAGCGGGACTAGACTTGAATTTGAAATTTTTATTCTTTCAAGAATCTGTAGACGTGGCAGGCAATAAAATCAAACAATATGTAGATAATACTAATAACGCCATCGTTATTGTACAGAAAGAAAGTTTGGTTAATGTCAATGACTATAACAACGGTCAATTAATCTACTTCTATGACAGCAATGAAAATGTAATTAAACGAGTTGATCGAACCACAAATACTTTAGTATTAGAAAGTTCATATACCGCAAATTACGGTAGAGCAGGACTTAAATTCCAGTACATTCACAACGCCAATGTTGATCGTAGAATCGATCCTAGCTCTAGTAACATTGTTGATGTGTATCTTTTGACACGAAGCTATAATACTGCATTTAGAAATTATCTAGCCGGTGCTGCCATAAAACCAGATGAACCAAACAGCGACAGTCTACGAATTGCATTTGGATCAAATTTAGATTTAATTAAATCTATATCAGATGAAATAATATATCATCCCGTGGCCTACAAGGTGTTGTTTGGACCAACTGCTAATGTGCAATTTCAAGCAAAATTCAAAATAGTAAAAAATGTAAACAAATTAATCAATGATAACGATTTAAAAGTTAAAATTATAAATGCTATCAACGAATTCTTCGATATCAATAATTGGGACTTTGGCGATAGATTTTATGTCAGCGAATTGATCACATATGTGATTAACACAGCAGCTCCTGACATTAGCAACATGATTATTTTACCAAGACAGATTACACAGGCATTTGGTAGTTTGTTTGAAATACAAAGCAGAGTCGATGAAATTTTTGTTAGCGGCGCTACAGTAGATGATATAGAAATTGTCACAGCAATTTCTGCTTCAGAACTTAGAATTTCTGTAGATTCTGTCATTAATAATTCTACAACTTTTACTACTAGCGTGTCAACCAGTACTTCATCCGGTAGTAGCAGCTCATCCGGTAGTAGCAGCTCATCCGGTAGTAG